ACGTTTGAATCACGCATTTCCTTAGTACCTGCTTGGTGAATTTCTGCGTTAAAACCTGTTAGCTGTCCTTTTGCACCTTCTAAAATGAAGTCGCGGTAGCTAAATTGGGCTTTAACTTGGTCTTCGTTATCGGTTTTCTTAATACCAATTCCAAAGTTTACAGATTGACTACGCTTTTTGGCGTTTTCAATTGTGTTTAATGCTCTCTCCGCTGCATCTATCTCATCCGAAATTGTTGGAATCTCGGTTTCGAGTAGAGCATTGAAGCGTGTCTGTTCGTCCGCTGTAAGTGTCCCTGCATTTACTTTGGCTTCAAGGGCAAGCAACTCTTTGTCGAATCTGCTCCTTGTTTCCTTCAATTCTGTTAAATTATTCATTTTTTGTTTCTAAATTGTGCTAATTTTTCTTTTAAACCTTCATAGTCTATTTTCGGTTCGGTTTCTTTTATCGCTTCCTCATAGCTTCTTAATGCTGCCGTTGAATCTTCATAAGCGGGCAATGTTACTGGTCCTAATTCAATAGTGTTTTCAAATTTGGTAATCGTTCTTTCAATTGGATTTGCATCGAAATTCCAAACACTTCTAAAAGTTCCTGTTTCATGAAACATAAAACTTGAACCTTCTAAATTACCGTTAATAACATCTTCTATTGCATCCCTGCCCTGTGTTGTGTTTGGTACTTTTGCAACGTATTTCAGACCTTTTTCATCCAAAACAACCTCTAAAGTTCCCTTTGAACGCTTGGCAATTGTTTTGTTTTTAATATCGTGGTTTACGCTGCAAATTGTTGAATTAAAATCAACTCCATCGAATGCGCCCTTTGCTATTCTCTCACGAAACACAATGTTTTTACCGTTTCTTTGCATAACTAAAGGTCTTGACCATTTGTCATAAATCGCGGCATATCCTGTAATAAAGTTTTCATTCGTGCCGTTTTCTAAGGCTCTTGTTTGTACTTCTACAGGTTCATCTAAATAATATTTTCCTTCCATTTTAATTTAAAATTGTATGTCCATTTCTTTTTTTGGTATCAGGTACGCTTTCGGGCTTCTTATCCGTTGTAAAATGATACTCGGTTAGTTTAGTGCTATCAATAGAATTTAAAGGGCTTAAAAGAGTATCCCCGCCATCAATTCTATTCATTTCTTCAAAGGCTCTCACTTCATTCGGGGTCATTGCTTGTATTTTAGTCATAACCTCATAGAATGCGGCTCGGCTTGCATTATCTCCCCTCATTAATCCATTGAGATTAAATTTACAATACTCGTTTCTTCTTACACTTAGTTTGGCTTCAAATTCTTGTTCCATGCTAACTGCTATCGGTAAAATAGTATGTGTAACATAGTCAATACCTTGATGTTCAATGTTGTTATTAGTAGAGTTTTGGTGTAAATAGCCTATCAAGTGTAAAGGCACGTCAAACATTCTCGCAATTTCTTCAACACTAAAACTCTTGCTTTCTAAATATTGAGCATCAGCGGGTTTTACGCCTATTGATTTGTATTTTGCCCCGTTGTCTAATATTGCAGTTCTGAATTTAGAATTTCCTGAATAAGCGGCTTTCCAAACCGTGCGAGTATTTGCAATTGTGGTCGGGTCTGCCTTGCCTTCCATTTCAATTATACCATCCAAAGAAGAACCGTTTTCATAAAAGTTCTTTTGCTCCTGTTGGTTTGCATGGGCTAAACTTAATGTTTGGGCTTGGAATTTAATAGTACTCAATCCCGTTACACCATCATTTGACATACCTTTGAAATGTAGCATATCTTCGGCAAGTACTGGCGTTTTATTGTTATCAATATAATAAACGACTTCGCCTAATTCCACTCTAACCTCTACTCTATTTGGGTGCAATGGGTGTAATTCTAACGGCTGCCCGTTTCCATCTCTATCAATCCATGCGTAACCGTTACCATGTAAAGCACGACTAAAGACTATAAAACCAATAAAATCATAACGGTTTATAAATCTGTTTGGCTTCTTTAAGATTGTTTGAAAACTTGAATCAGAAATAACGCTATCGCCATTGGGTTTTTTAATAAACACATTTAGGGGCATACTACCCATACTTTTATGAAGTCTATTAACACAAGCCCAAACTGCGGATAATTGTAAACTTGATTTTTCGGTTATTGGAGTAGAATTAACCGTATCACCAATTCCCATGTAATGAGATAATGATTTCGGTGTGTAGGCTTCATAGCTTACCTCCCTTTTTTCGGCTTTCTTGAAAAAGTCTAATAACCCCATTTTAAAAAACAAAGGTTATTTAATTTAAAAGGGCTATTTAAAAAAGTACAACTTTTAACCCTCTTTTTTTGCGAAAATGCCAATTTGCCCGTATAAATTGGTCATAAGTAGGATAAAAACAACCTATTTCCACCTGAATTATAACGTATATTTCGGTGTATTTATACCCTCTTTCGCGAAGTTTTAAGGCTTGTCTATGGTAGGTTGTTTTATTGCGCATACAGTTTTAGTATTTCTTCTTCTGTCATTGTAGATAAATAACTTTCATTTTCGGGCTTCGTGTCTAATAACATGGATAAACACATAGCATTTGAAACTAATCCATCAATTTTTTGCTCATATCGTTTACGGTCAAACTTTCGGTTTCCTCCGTTATCGCTTACTATCTCAACATTTCCATTCATCCACCTTAAAATAGGGCAATTATTATTAACGTAATTTCTCATTAATATAATTCTCTCCCATTGTGTTACGGGCTTATTCATTGTTACCGTGCCTTGTTTGTGCATAAACGTTCTAATACCTTGTTCTTCAAGTTCCACAATCACGGGGGTTGAATTATACGGGTCATAGGCAATTACTTGTATTTTGTGTTTTTCGCATAACTCTAAAATATCCTTACAAACTACTCTGTAATCAACTACGTTTCCTTGTGTTTCTTTTATCCTTCCATCTTTTACCCATTGTAAATATTGAGCATTGTTTTTATCTGCACTATTTTTTCCCTTTTCTTCAGGTAGCCAAAAAATTGTCTTTGAATAATAATGCTCATCTTCTAACCATCCATAAGTGAAGGCAGTTAAATCGCTAACCGTTGATAAATCCAAACCTCCACAGCAATGCCCGTGCATTTCATCGGGATTGAATGTTTTATTATTTTCTGACCAGACTACATCAGGAATCCAACTATCTTTTTGATTTGTCCAAACGTTTAAATGAAGTCTTAAAAAAGAGTTTAAATAGGAAGGACTTTGCTTTGCCCTTATTGCCTGTTCCTCCATAAAATCTTTTGTTACCGAAATGCCATAATTAGGGTTTGCTTTAATCCATGTACTTTCAATAAACGGATCATCTTTTGGTTCGGCTGCGTAAATAACGGGCAAAAACCTATCATCTTTTAAAATGCCATCTCTAACAGCTATTGCGTGTTCATGCATCTCATAACATAGACTTGTTCTTTCGCTTCCAGCGGTTGTTATTACAAAAAATATAGGTTCGCCCTTAGTAGCTTGTGAACCTATCATAATATCTAATAAAAGGCTTTTTACAAAATGGTGAAACTCGTCAATAATAACTACATCATAACTACCACCGTCATTATTTCCAACATCTGCTGAAAGTGGTTTGTAGGATTTAGTACCGTTCATTATAGAGTTTTGCATAACTCTAAATTCTTTGGATAAGGTTTTAGAATTCCTTATCATTTGCCCCATGTCATCATAAATTAATTTAGCCTGGTCGCGGGATGCTGCTAAACTTGCAATTTTACCGCCATTGTCCTGTATGAATTTTAACATCATAATGGTAATGGCTGCCATAGTGGGCGTTTTGCCGTTCTTTTTTGGGATTTCTACATAGGCTCTTTTGTAACGTCTTTTATTGTCGGAACGTTTTTTAACTCCGAAAAAAGGCAAGAATATATCCCGCTTTTGCCACTCTTCTAAAATAAATGGTTTTCCGCTTAACGGGCCTTTAGGATGCGTGATGTAATTTTCAATAAAGAAAACTACTGACCGTGCGGTTTCAGCATCAAAATAGTAATCAGGGTCTTTGTTATACTTTTGTGTATAAAATTTATATAAATCTTCCAAATGAGAGTTTTATTTTTGTTCTCTCATTAGGTTTGGTTTGTTCGTAATTAGGGTGTTAACAGCACCCTTTTTTATGGTTTCTTTTCAAATTTTAGGAACTCCCATTTTTTAGGGTCTTCATTCCATAGCATTATTCCTGTTTCTTCGGCCTCCATTTCCCAAAACCTTTGTTTTGAGTTTATACCATGTTGGCTAATTACGCTTATTGTTTTTGGTTTTTTCATAATTCTACAAAGTTACTTTCTTTGGCTTCTAAATGGAGATTTGAGCAACAGTCTTACATTGAACAGCAAGAGTTTAATACCTCCCTTGTTTTAACGTGCTTTGCTGTTGTTATTGGACTTTTTGGGGTTTTTAGTTTTTATAATGTCAGTCAATCTCTTAAAGACAACATCGCAGAAATTGATGATAAAATCAAGAATGCTGTCACGAAACAGAGACAAAATAACATAGACCAAAGTAAGAAATATAACGATATAAAACATGGTTTAAATAGGTTTAAAATTAGGTTTATTGATTCCGAGCGCGCATTTTACCAAGACGCTGTATTTAGCGCCTACCATAAGAAGGATTCTTATAGCCTTGTATTGAATGCTTTTCATGGGTTAAAATTTGCAATAAATCTCTATTGTGTTATGTTTCATCGGTGCAATTTATAACATTTTGCACCTTTATAATGAAAAATCTTTTAACGGGTCTTCTTTTTCTTCATCCTCTTTTGCAACTTTTAGGTTATTTCGGGCACTTGGGGTGCAACCGAACTCGCGGGCTAAACTTATAAATATCTTTTCGGCACTTTCCATTGTCTTTAAAATCGGGTTTTCCTTAGTGTTTCCCTTGTCATCAATAATCCACTTGCTTTGTGTTTTAAGCTTTTCAGCGCATTCGTACCAAACTTGATATTTATACGCCATCATTTGAAATGTCGGCAAATCGGGTATTTGAATAAGTCCCTTTGTTTTCAATAGCTGGGTAAGCATATCAAACCAAAACTTTGAACCGTGTTCGTTTAGAACTTCTGGCGGGTCTGGGACTTCGCTTAGAAATTCATGTTTAGGCATATCGGGTAAATTACCATGCCTTGATGGCCTGTAAACTCCCTTTGATATTGCGACCTCTGCGGGCTGCCTGACTGGTCCACTCATACTACAAAGATAAGGTTAATTTAGAATTTGTAAACTGTACGTGAATAAAAAAAAGTCCATGTCGTTTACATTTTACCATCTTGAAAAGACTTTTATATGCCCATATGGGTCGCTGTGTTGTTTTGTGTTGCATTATCTTTTCTTTGGTGTATGTTTTACTTGGTTATGTATTAAAGTGTCTTAGATTGCTTTATTTGACTTCTTATTGGTTTTATTGTTTTGTCTTGGTTTCTTTGAGTGCAAATAGATACTTCATAAAGTTTAACATCGTTGTATTTGTTTTCTTCGGTCGATTTGTATTGAAACCCTATTGCAGGATATAAATCCAAATCCATCTCATTAATCTCAAACTCTGCTATCAACTGATTATTTTCTTTAGTTACTGTTGCTGAACCTATCGTTTGTTTTCTATCAAAGTCTTTAGTTAGCTTAATAGGATTGTTTATTTCAATATCCTTTATAATGCTAATGTCTTTTTCCACTATTACTTTTACTTTCATTTGGTTCGGGGTTTGATTGTCTTAAATGGGCTTATTTCGCGTGATGATGAAATTACTAATTGTTCTGCATCTGCTTTCATGTTTATCACTTGGGATAATAGTTCACTTAACATATCAACGGCTGTTTGTGCCTGCTGGTTAATATCTTTCATTTGATATTGTGCTGTCCAAACCTCATTCCTTATCGCTTCTTTGTCGGCTTCTCTTTTGCTTTGCTTGGCTAACTCTACTATGTTTTTATATAGCATTTTGATTTCGTTTCCATTCTTATCGAGGATAGAATAAAATTCATTGTCTTTTGGTTTGCAGTTCTTCTTTATATACTTAACATATATCGCTGCTATGTCGGGTGTTACTTTCATGGTTTTCTGTGTTCAAAACATTCTTGAGTTTCTAATTGACAAGTATTCGGGATAAAAGTAACTGGCTTTAAATACTTTAAGCACCTGCCGAAAGCTAACTTATCCATTAATCCCGTACCTTTATAACTGTCTTTGTGTTTTTGTAGTTTGTCCAAATCTCTATCCATGTGCTTACAGTCGTTGCAATTACAGTCAATCTTTTGTAAGTCTATAATGGATTCTTTGTTCATTTGTATTTATATTTTAAAGATTCCCTGTACTTATTTTCTGCTTTGCACTTGTACTTTTCATGGATAGGCTCAAAACAGTTAGTTAAATCAAATTCATATTCATTGCCGTAAATGTCTTTTGCTTTTACTTTGCCGCTTGGATTATTGTCGCGAGTAGTCATTGAATTACAATAGCATCTTACTATGTAGGCTCGAACTGCTGTTGATACTTCAACTGTTTTATTATCGGTTGTTTGTAGGGTCATAGATTTTTAAGCCAATAAATGATTGAATAATAAAGGTTTTTAAAGTTGTTTTTAATATTTCGCTTTCGTTCTTTTCTACAATACTCGTTTAAGCCATCTTCAATACCTTTAAACCTCCCTGTATGTCCAATTGATTTATTAAATGTAATCTCATAGATATAACCTTCGTTGTTTTCTGCGTAAACTTCTGAGCCTTTAAACATATGGCTTCTTACTCTGTATTTTTCTTCTTTTTTCATATAGTTAGTTCTTTGCCTGATTTAGTTGTGTATTTCATATTATTTCTATTTTTTCGTTTGGATATTTCTCTTTTAAATTGTTTTCGAGGATTTCAAGGGTCAAATCTTTGTCTATTCCGATTTCC